GGCTCCCAACCTTTGTACTCTTCAAGCGCCAGACCCTTCAATTCTGGAAATTCTAAGCGTTCTTTGATGCTATTTAGCAAAATTATGTGGTGTGCGTTCTCTTCTTCGTTAAAAAACACACCCCAAGTCGTCAGCGCGGTGTAATCGGCGCGATTATTCTTCTCTGCGGCAGCATCAAGCGACATAATTATATATTCACAGTGGGGTGGGTCGTCTTTTGTCCATATTTGCCACCATTCCCGCTTAACAATCGACGCTTCTTCAGCCGTAGGCTGCTGCTGATACTGCGAGTTCCACTGAAATGTAGGCATCGACGCCTTTGTGCGCAGCAATGCGGTCAAATCAAAGAACTCAGGCCATAACGGCTTCTGTATCGGCTTACCGTCAGAGTCCTCGCTGTCCAAAATAGCGGGAAACTCCACGATTTCGTACTGGTCTGACTCTGGATTCTTGACCATATCTGTCGTCACACGCCCCGTGAGGTCGTCCATGTGCCAACGAGTCTGAATTATTGCAACCCTACCGCCCGGCATAAGGCGAGTACGGGCACCGAAGGTGAACCACTCGTATGCTTTTTCAAACACAGAGAAGTTTCCGTTAATAACATCCTGCTCAGAATGAGGATCATCAACAAGCAGAAGATCAGCGCCACGTCCCGCAAGTGCAGACCCAATACCACACGCATAATATTCTCCTCCAAAGTTAGTATTCCACCGCCCCGCAGACTTACTGTCCACCGCCAACGATACCTGCGGAAATATTTCTTTGTAGTCGTCTACCGATATCAAGTTTCTAACCTTACGCCCAAAGTCCACAGCGAGGTCGGTAGTGTGAGACACCATCATAACCTTCTTGCCGGGGTTACGCCCCAAGAACCACGCAGGGAAAAAGATACTCACAAGCTGCGATTTACCATGTCGCGGCGGGATGTTGACACATATACGGTCCTTATCCCCCTGCTCAATGTCCATCAACATATCTGCGAGGATGCGGTGGTGCTTGCCAACCTTATAATCTGGCTGCATCCGTTTACAAAACTCTATCAGATCATCTTTGGCATTGTCGTTACGCTGCCGGTTTGCCAGCTCATCGACCATCTTATCAATTTCTGCGACCTCTTCAGGACTAAACTGGTCAAGGTTGTCCAGCATAGTCTGTATATCTTCTGGGGAGAAGTCTAAGTCTTTCGCAACAGTGGTAAGGTCTTTAGGCATCGGGAGGCCCCAGTGTATCATCCAACGATATGACCGGGGCCTCCACGACTACTGCGTCCTCTACATCAGAATCGGCTGGGTCTATAAGTTTAGCCAGTTTCCCACGTAGTTTCTCTTTGATGTCGTCTGTAGTTTGATGTGTTATTGTAACTTCAGACTTCTCTGCAAACAACCCCACATCGCTAATCTTACCAAGCAGCTCCAAGGCACGTATACGCACCCGTGGGTCGGGGTTCTCTGTCTCCTCAATCAGTTTGTTTGTGACGAGGTGCCTCACCTGCGTAGCGCTCTCTACAACAGAATGCCCAAAATCTTTTAGGATCTTATCTGTCAGTAGGAGGGTAGCGGGTGGGGTGCGTGATATATTTTTAAGCGTAGCCTTCTTTGAAGTACGCACAGGATCGGCAGCATATGCCATACTGATCTCCGAAGCGTTATCCCTGTCCTCTGCGGTTATGTCTATCTCTAACCCGTGGGCATGTAGATGTTTAGCGGTCTCGGCAGCAGCTTCAGCTTTGCCTGTGAGGTCTTTTGGCGGGGGCACGTCTTTGATTGGCACACCCCGTTCTGGTGTTATTTGTAATGCCATATGTAGTATTTAGACGAATATTATAATTATTTCAATCTCCCCGCGCCGAATGTGGTTACTGGGTATAACGGTAGGGTGGGGGTGGGGTTTAGCCGATTTCGTAGAAACTCAAAATATTTGTGCAGATTAGTATGTATAAGTAGATATGCGTGACGCGCTGTAGAGGGGGGTCGGGGGTAGGTGGGGGTTAGCTAGGCGACTAACTGCTGCCATTTACTGCCATTTGCTTGCGTTTGCCGGTGTTTTCCGTATAATGGTTGCCATAGACAAGAGCGGTTCTTGTCTAATCAACGTTAGCCAAGCGGCTAACACATTCCTTGAAAGGGAAACATTATGACTGATCTATCTGTAAACAAGAAAGCAATTGAAGCGGCAACAGCGGTTGAAGCGGCCAACGCAAATTCCATCGCGGCGCAAGCGTCACGGGCTGAGGCCTCGGCGCTGTTCTTTGCACCGGCCGCTAAGCTCGGCGCTGATTTTACAATGCTCGCCAAACCTACGGGTGACGACGCAAAGAATAATATCTGGGTTGCCACGCGGCAATGGGCTTACGATGTGTGCGCAACAGTGATGGCAGGCGAAGCCGGTCTAGCGTTCTTGAATGATGCCACCACGACCGGTAAGGCTGAGATGGCGATCACGCAAGGCAAAATGAAGGGCCAGACGCGGGATAAGAAATATATCCAGCAACAGGTCGGCAAGCTTATCGGTTTGATCAAAGCGGATCTTAAAAAGGCTGATGACAAGCCAAGCGATGGCGCAAGCGATGCTGTCGAGCGTACTGACTGTGACAGGTTCTTGGATGCCATCGCCAAGGCTGCGAAACAATGCAGCAAGGCCAAGCCTGACGATTCGATCCCGACAGAATATGTCGAAGCGTTCAATGAAATGATGGCGAAACTCAAGTAACCATCAACGGTGCCAGCCAATGGCTGGCACCACTAACACTCACAAGAAAGAAAATGATATGAGTTTAATATCTGACATAATACGAAAACAAATTACTGCATGGGGTTTTGCTTATACGTTTTGGTTTTATGTTTCCACATTTGCTGCTGTAACTTTATGCACGATGGCAATACTTTTTATCTGATCCCACGCCCTGACTGGAAACGGTCGGGGCTTTTTTTGTGCCCCGCGACACCAGTTATTTGATACCAGTTTTGTGTATTAGCGGTGAGCGGTGAGCGACACAGGGCGAGCTGTCGCCACGCAATGTTGTACGTGATCCCTTTGGACCTGTTGGCCCTGTTTGTGTTTGTAGTTAGCTGCACGGCTAACTCTATCTGGGCGATGCCAGTTATTTTATGAGCGGTGAGCGGTGAGCGATTTGCATAAGTCATTGAAAACAAAGTAATGTTCCCAATGTTCCAAAATGGTTTTTAAGAATGGAACAATTAACCTATTGATTTTAAAGCAATGTTCCTAATGTTCCAAATGTTCCGTTAAATATTACTACACTTCCATGTGACCCTTCCCTCCCCTTATGCAGCATATTCCATCCAACATCATTATACCCCTGTAGTACCCTAAAATCGCGGAACATTGGAACATTGCTTTAATAACAAAGACTTACAACGGAACATTACCCATTTTGCTACGGAACATTAGGAACATTACTTTGTTTTCAATAAGTTAGCCCATCAGCTAACCTCAACCCCACATACCACGCTACTCACGTCTACACACAGTTACTCACACAATAACGGAACATTACTCATAAAAATACATTTACTCACAACAAGATAAGTATTGACACGTTTACTTATATATGCTATATTTGTGGTACGTTCACTTTTGCAACGAGGATCAGTCATGTCTTACAACACCGAAACAGTTAGCCGGTCAGCTAACGGCCTAACACGCGATGAGGCGCAAGCCATCGAAGAATATCTTTTCCAAACCCACGGCTTTGGGGTGCGCGTCATGCCAACCAAAGCTCGCGCTCTTGTCGAGCGTATGCCCGCAACCTACGACCCCGCGCCATCCTATCGCGCAATCAACAAGCGTGACATTCACGCCCGCAAGCGTTGGGGTGACGAGTGATGGCTGCGTTTACAATGGATGGTATTCAGATGCTGACCTGCCGCTCATGCGGCGAGGACACGTTACACCCCGAGCGTTACAACATCGGGTATAATTACTGCATGGACTGCGGAGACTTCCGCGCCCGTGAAGAACGCGCAGGTTGGTGCATCGCACCTATCGCGCACAAGCAAGGGGCAACCCTTGTGACAAACCGCAACGACCTCAAAGGTCTCAATAAATATGTTGGAGAATAACTATGAATATGATGGGTAATATGGGCGAAGGTAAGTCCAGTTTGTTTGATGGTATGGACAACGTGGTGGAAGTTAGCCACACAGCTAACACTCCCAACGCAGATGACATTGTTTCGATTTCATCCGCCGCGCTGTTGGTCAGTATGACCATATCAAACTGGGCAGGCCGCAAGCTAGATCGCAAAGCGTCTGCCGAAGTATCGGACGCTAACGCCGCCGAGCGCGGTATGGCTAACGTCAACAAAAAGCTATTGGGTAACAACGAGTACCTAAAAGCAATACAGACGCACGTATCTGCGGCGCGTGATATGCACACACGCATGACGATGCCTTGGGGTAAGACTGGTTGGCAGCTATGCCCGACCGCGCAGTATTTCAAATACACCGAAGCAATGACGGGTATGCAGAACAAGTTCTATGAGTTGGTTCAAGAGTTCTTGGATAACTACGAGCAAGCTGTCGAGGATGCGCACTTGTTCTTGGGTGATCTTGCAAACCCTGACGACTATCCAAGCCTAGAGAAGTTGTCACGCAAGTTCTCATTCACGCTCGACGAAATGCCGCTACCTACCTCTGGCGACTTCCGCTTGGACATCGCCAACGAAGGGATTAGCCAGTTGGCTAACAAGTACGAGAAGTTCTACACCACGCAGTTCGAGACCGCGATGGGTGACATATGGAAGCGTACCTATGAC